TCCTGAAGGCGTAAACTACGAAACGATGTCAAACTTCCATAAAGAGTTATGCGGGCTATTGAGTGACATTACACTCGGAGTTAAACGAAGTCACGTCGCTTGGGCTTGTCCTCGTGGTCACGCTAAGACGGCGTATGGTTCAAACATATTCCCGATTCACCAAGCTGTCTACCGTCATAAACGTTTTATGGTTATTATATCAGAAACAACGGATATGGCAGGAGCGTTCATTACGTGGGGTAACACGCAGATGAAACGTAATGAGAAGCTTATTGAAGACTTCGGAACTTTGATGCACGTTCAGCCTTCTAGAAACAAAGTTGATAACCGAAATGAGTATGTGACTCAAAACGGAGTTAAGGTAATGGCGGTCGGAGCCGGTAAACAAATCCGTGGTATGCGGTTCGGTAAACTCCGTCCTGAACTTATGATTCTAGATGACTTGGAAGGCGAAGAGCACGTATCTACGGCCGAGCAAATGGAGAAGATGGAAGACTGGTTTCAAGACCAAGCACTTCCTGCACTGTCAAAAGACGGTCTCTGTTTGTACCTCGGAACTATCTTAGCGTATAACTCGCTACTTGATAAGGTAGTTAGAAATCGAGGAGACTTTGAGTCTCGTAAGTACAAGGCTGTTAAAGAGTTCCCTTCGAATGTTGAGTTGTGGGAAGATTGGAAACGTATCTACATGTCGGACAGTTCTAATAGAGCTGCGGAGGCATTAGAGTTCTATGAGGCTCACGAGGAAGAGATGTTAGAAGGCGTTGAACTTCTTTGGGGAGAGTATTGGTCGTACTACGACTTCATTCAGAAGCTTATAAATAACGGCGCTAAGTCGTTTAACCAAGAGTATCAAAACGAGCCTACGGATGAAGAGCGTCAAGTGTTTAAGCCTAATGACTTATTCTACTTCGACGAAAGTGATATTGACCGGATACCATACGAAGACAGAGAGTACTATGCCGGAGTTGACTTTGCTATGGGTAAAGAAAAAGGTGACTATAGTACAATCGCTACTATCCTAAAGAATAAACAATCGGGGAGAGCTTATGTCGTAGATATTTACGAAGGAAGGTTGCATCCGAAAGAGTTCATGGAGAAAGTCGTTGAATATACCCTTAAGTATGAATACGAATCACTTGCGGTAGAGTCTCAAATGGCTCAGGAGTTCTTTACGGACTATCTGATGGAAGAGCTTATCAAGAGAGGCTATCCGTCACACAGCCGAGTTAAAAAGATTAAGCAACGTACTAGAAAGGCTCTCAGGATTGAAGCATTACAGCCTGAGATGATGAACGGTAACTTAAGATTGAATAGAAAGCACACAAACTTAATTGAGCAGTTTAGTATGTATCCGATGGCTCCACATGATGACATGATAGATGCCGTTGAGATGGCGTACAGAGGTGCTCAGCAAGGAGTTGCCGGAATAATCAGAACAGTGAATAACTCGCGAGGAAATATGAGACGAGCATAAAGGAGGTAATAACTTTTGGTAGATTATAATTTACTAGCGCCCGATGATTTAAACGAAATACTAAAGAGACCTTTAGATAAGGTTTTAACAACTAAAGAAGTAGACCGACTCGAGAAGGCTCTTTATAACTACGACTACTACAGCGGTCTGCAACATACAGACGCTATGGGGCGTCTAGTTAGGGCGTCTGAGCTTGAACGACCTTCTGGCTACTCATATGACCCTGCGAGGTTCGAGACCAACTACTTTAAAGCGTTTATCAAACGTAAAGCAAGGTGGCAGATGGCCGGAAGTCATGGTATCGAAGTTATTCCCAAGGATGAGGAAGACGCTACTTCGATTGATGAAGCTAAGAAATATGAGAAACTTCTGACAAATCTATGGGAAGAGAATCAGATGGACGCTAAGAAGATGGCTCTCGCTAGAGACCGGATGATAGGCGGTAGAATCGCTTGTAAGCTTGCATATAACCCCGCTACGGGACGTCTACACTGGATATGGCATAAAGCCTACGAAGTGTTCCCGATATACTCAGAAGACGGATTTGACACGTTAGAAGGGTATGACATTATTGTACAGAAGGAAGACGAAGATAACGAAGGACAAACTTTATATTATGTACAGCACTTTAGAGTAGAAGACGAAGTTTGTTACTTGGAAGAACTTGTGTATGACGACCAATTAAAGGTTAGAGAAGTTATTCAGCCGAAAGCTTCGTTAGGCATCGACTTCGTACCGGTAGTCACTTTTGACGTTGAGATGCTTGATAGAGACGGAGAATACTTCGATGACCTTAAGGACATGGAAATTCTTACTTCTCAATTAAACAGTATGATGGAAGACGCTACAGACGCATTAGCGTTTGAGATGTTTGGAATCACTAAAGTTACTAACGCTCGAGAAGGAACCGCAGCTCAACTAGAGATTGCTCCGGGAGCGGTTGTTGAAATACAATCGGCTATCGAAGGAGTACAGGCGGATATGGGCGTTGTAGAGTATGGCTTCAAATGGAAAGAAGCTTACAAAGACCAATACAACAGAATCAAGTCTGCTCTTCACGAACTAAGCGGATTACCGCAGATTGTTCCTCAAGAGTTAAACTTCGGTGGTATGAACGACAGAGCACTACAGGTACTTTACCAAGACGTTATTCAAGAGACTCAAGAGCATTGGTTATCTTGGGAAGTTGGATTTAACGAATTGTTTGAAAAATCTCTATGGTACTTGAAAGCACGTTCAGACACAAGGAAGTTTAGATATGACAAACAGCTTGTAAATAATATTGAAGATGTTCAGACAACTAAGGTTAACTTTATTTTACCGCTTCCTGACGACAGAGAAAACCTAATCGACTTGCTACAAAAAGAAGTTGACTACGGATTTGAGTCTGTACGAGGTGCTCAGAAACGCGCAGGCGTTGTTGACGTTGACCGCAAGTTTGCTGAGATTCAAGAAGAGCGAGATATGCTTAGACAAGCTGAAGACCCTTATAACATGACAAGCGAAGTTGAAACTTTAGCCGACGAAATTGAACTTGAGGTAAACGACATTACACAGGAATAGAAATTTGACCGAACGTTAAGTCTCTAAAAGAAACGGATACAGCCTACAGGCTTAAAATGGAGGAAATATATGAAAACTAGAAAGTTTATCCCAATTAATCTTCAGTACTTTGCCGAGGGTGACGTAGACCCTAAAGAGGAAGAAGTCAATGAAACTAAAGAAGTAGAAGAGACTGAAACTCACGAAGAACCTACGGACAAGAAAGAAGATGTCATCACTCTTACTCAAGCAGAGTTGAATAAAATAATTACAGACAGACTCGCTAGAGCTAGAAAAGCTAAAGAGGAAGAGGATGCTGAGAAAGCTCTTAAAGAGCAAGGCGAGTACAAAGAACTTTACGAACAGTCACAGCAAACAATCGCTGAAATGGAAGCGGAGAGAGCTAAGGCTGAACGAGATGCTGAAATCATCAAGTCTCTTAAATCACAAGGACTCAACGACGAACAAGTTCAATCTCATTTTAAATGGGTAGAAAAGTCAGTCGGAGAAGAAGACAGCATCGAAGAAGTAGTTAAGGAATATGTGAGCAACTTCAAGGTTGACACATCGGTTGACCCTTCAGGAGGTTTTGGAGCAACACAAAAACCAAAACCGAAGGATGACGAGAACATCGGACAAGAACTTCTTGCTCGAGCTCGCGCACACACAAAAGTTAAATTATAATAGGAGGAAATTATTATGGCTTACGGTCCAAAATTTGGCGGAACTGAATTCCGCGGCGGCAAGAACATTTTAGCTTCAGAACACTTACAGTACTTAGAAAACGGTGCTACACTCGATGCAGCAGCATTCGGTGCAGGTTACGTTGAAGTAGGTACACCAATCGCACGAAACGTATCAACAGGAAAGTTCGAACCTTTCTCAGCAGTTGAAGGTTACGACAACTTCTCTATCTTGAACATTGATGCAGACATGGATGGAGAGCAAGACCAAATCGCAGGTGAAGTTATTGTACGCGGTTCTGTGTACGAACAAAAACTTCCAGTAGAAGTTACTGATGAGTTTAAATCAGCTAACCCGATGATTCGCTACGTATCAGCAGTAAAATAAAAACTATAAGACAATAAAGGAGATTATAAATTATGGCTGGAATTACCCACCTGTCTGAACTACAGGCAGAAAACTTAAATAAATTAGTAGACGTATTAGCAAAAGAAAACAACGAGGTAGAAACTATCGGTAACGAATTTCTTCAGATGAGAAATGTATTCTCA